TCACCTCCCTCGCTTCTGCGGTCGGCAGGGTCCAGGTTTGGCTTTAATCTGGCTGAACTCTTCGGTGACGAAGCCGAGGGAACTGGAACCATGGAAGGTTTCCTGCCCTCCTTCCAGACGAAGACACTCGAAAAAGGTCGCGGTGGTGTTCTGAGCTATAAAGCTCCCAAGATGCCCACGCGGGAAAGCGTTTTCACTCTGACTCCCGCTCCTCAACAGGTAGCTGCCCCTGCACCAGAACCCACGCCGGAACCGGAACCGGAACCCACGCCGACGAAACCGCCTTACGACGTTTCGAACGTTAAGTACAGCACGGACTTCTATGGCGACCTGACCCAGCAAGAAGCAGCTGGTAAAGCAACGCAATTGCTGCACCGTGCTATCGGCGCGGAAAATATTAAGAGCCAGGAAGACTTCAACAAACTGTTCTCAGGTTTGTATGAAGACCTTCAAACCGGCAGGGACTACGGTCAAGACGTCAGCCGCTTCTACGGCGCTGCCCGCGCAGCCGGTTACGAACCTTACTCGAAAGGCGATAAAGGTATCGCTCCGATGAGTCAGGATCTCTCTGCGACCCAGGGTTATCAGAGCTTTGTCGAAGGTCTGTACACCACGCCTGAGCAGATGGGTCAGTTCTATGACCCCGCAGACTTTGGTCGTCGGATCCTTGAAGGCAAAGCTTACTATCGTCCGGGTGGAGCTCAAACCAACCTCGAACGGATCGGTAACATCGAGAACCGTATTACCGAATTAGGTGAACCGTTCTACGGAAAGAGCCAGGAGTATAAAGGCGGCTACCGCGCTGGGATCCCCGCAGACGAAAGCGATCCGTTCCGTCAGTACTACGAAGCCTTCCTCAAAAGCTGAGGATTAAAAATAAAAGCAAAGGCTCCGCGAATGCGGGGCTTTTTTTATGTACACTTCAGCCCAAGGGACTAAGACAGGAAGTGCATACACAGTATTCCATAACACTAGAGAAAAATAAAACTAAGACAGTATTAGCCATAACCGCAAACGATGCTGGCCACGCGCAGGCTCAATCCAGGGACATAGCCAGAGCTCTACGTGCAGACAGGTTCGAACTCTTATACGAGGAGGCCAAGGAGACAGGTCTCAGCAGACTGTTTAAAAAACTTGCATACAACGAGTTCGATCACAAGACGTGCGAGCTTTGGGAAGAGGGTTCCGTCAACGGAGTGCCTGTGACTTACATGCTCAACAACCGCTTCTATGTAAGACCAGTAGTGTTGGACTACTTAGACATAACAAGAGAAGAAGTCGTGTCTCCCTTGTGCGGAAATAAGATGTGTGTGAATCCATACCACAATAAATACAAAGCAACAAGAGCATCGAAATTAAGTGGCGCAGACATGAATTTGGCGCTAGCCTTCAGCAGCCAAGGCGTTCCTGTAAAGGAGATCGCCAAGGTCCTCAAAGTACACAGATCAACGATCTACCGAATCCTCAACAAATGAACGTCTTTGTTCTTGGGTTGCGAGCCTCCAGTGACGCCCTCCTCGAAGAGGAAACCGTTTCACTGACAGCTGAGTCGCTCCCAGCTACCGAAAAGAAAGTTGCCACCAAGGTATGCCTCGTTCAAAAGGCAGATCACTACGTCGGCAAACTTCTCAAAGAAGTCCAAGAAGGAGAAACCTTCTTTGCCATTGGACCGACGAAGGCGGATCCGGATGGCGTACTGAAGATGCAACCCATGCTGGTTGTGAGGAAGGAAAACTGGGATGACCTTCTAGCAGTCAACCTATTTGTCGCCACGGGTGGTCTAGGTCCTAAGACCGAGGAAACTCAACTGGCTGACAACACTGTCACTAACCGTTCGCTTGCTTGGCAAGACGAAAAACAAGAAACAAGCTGGATGAAGCTCAGCTGCTGGAATGAACTATCCGGACAACTGGCTGAACTTCCCCCAGGAACACCGACAATCGCTGTCGGGCGCGTGAGCACTTCGGAAAAAGAAGAGCGTGTGTTCCTGAATTACGGGGTGGATAAGATCCTGTATCTCCCTCGTTCGACGCGGTCTGCTCCTAAGAAAGCCGCTGATCCTGAAAAAGGACGTGTTTCAACTGCTGCTCTCGGTTCTCTCGACTTTTCGCTCTGATTAACCATGGTATTTATTGCTGGCAAATTTTCGGCTGATGAAATCCTCTGTCAGGTCCCGCCGCACACGCTCCGTATCGATCTTCAAGCGCGTCGCTGGAAATCCGATAATGATCCTGACGCGGCCATCACTGACTCAAACGACAACGGTATACCCATTGAATTCATCCTTCTTGGGTTTACGCCGTATTTCGGTAACCTCGGCATGCGGTCGCATGAAGAGTTTATTCGTATTAGTTACATTGGCGTTACACCTTCTCATCGTCTTCTTCCGCCACGCTGCGTATGTACAAGCATTATTAGTGGCAAGTCGAGTCAGAAGAACTTTATCTCGTACTTCCAAACGCTCTACAACAATCGTATTAACGTAGGCGAGATCATCACCTCGACTAAGTTTGCGCAGAAATCCTTTAACGAACGGGATCCGGTCACTGGTGCGGATGGTGCAAAGATCAACTACAACGTCCTCGAGTTCAAGGATCGCCCAGCTCAAAACGACGATGAGAAAAAACTCATCGAAGATATTGGAGCTTGGCTCGAAAGCGATGGAGGAGAGTTGGTATCAAGTGCTCTTCGCAGTAGTATCTCCGGTGCGAATCTGGTCGAGCTACCTCTGGGAGAGGACCACGCGGCAATCAAAGAGGCTTTTATTGACGCGAATCCCAAGAGACTAGAGGGGCAAGCACCTGCTTCGCTTCAATCTCTCCCTCCCTCAGCAGGCGAACCTGGAGCTAAGGCGACCAAAGAACCTCCTGCTGCAAAGAAGGAGACTACCAGTAAGGAGTTATCGGAAGAGCAAAAAGCAGCTCTCAAAGCTGCCGGTCTCGAGATCTGACGCCTAACGTTCAATTCGCTTCGAAGGGTTCCGAGAGGAGCCCTTTTTTTTATTACATATCAATCAGATCGCCGAAGCTAGGCAGATCTATGTCGTTCGTGACGCAATAAGTCACAATATTTTCGAGCAGTCTTCCCCTGATAAGATAGCTTGCGTACATGAGACCTAAGTACTCATCTATCTCTCGCTCACTAAGTTGCTTGACACTGTCCAAAAACACACGGTGTGCGAAGGACTGCTCAACTGAAAGATGAGACTTCAACTTATCTAGAACGGTATCCGCTTCCATGACGTTTTATCAGGTTCCTAAATTTGTTTTCTCCCCGATCGCCAGAAGCTCTTGGGGTAATGGATCAATTCTACTTCCGTCCGACTTTCAAGGACAGCTTGCAAAGCAAATAGCCGAAGCAGGGATAACCGAAATAGTCACCAACAGGGAGGAATCCAACCTGCAGGACCCAGAGTGGTGGGAAAAATATAGAGGCACAATCGACTGGGTAATAGCTATAACACAAGGAACGCCTCAGTACACTCCTTGGATTACAGAGTACGGAATCGACATAGCTAAAGAAGGTCTGATCATCCTCGACCGACTGACCTTCCTTGAGCCCACGCGGAATCGTGAAGCGTTTTTAAATGAGTCCTCGTTAGTAAACATGAAGATTTTGTCGCCGCGCCCTGCATTCCGTGCAGATGGTAAGCAACTAAAAGATTCTGTGACATCAGCGTGGTTCGTATTTAAACGACCTGGCGCAGCTCGCTGCAGTACGTTTATCGATTTCGAAGTAGGCTGGGCGCATCCAAAAAATCTTCGAAAGTGACCAAGCGTCTCGGTGCATTCTTAGAGCAGTTAGTGCAACTCCAGATCGAGCAAAATTCTAAGTTAGACAAGATTACGGCATTACTTGTAGGCCAGCAGTTGCTTACAGAGTGCGTGGACTACCAAGGACAAGCACGATCACCAGAGGAGTGCGCAGAAATAACTATAGAAGGTTTCTCCGCAGCCTTGTGCTTAATGAGCGAGATCGATCAACGTAACAGAGAGTATCAATATCAGAAACAGGAATTCTTTATTGATCAGGAGGAAGATGAGGACGACGAAGAAGGAACTGGAATTACAGATTTGTTCTAAGCTAGGCAGGAATTGACACGTATCTTGTGTCCGATACCCGCGTTACAGTTAACGGCTTAAGGCACTACATTTGCAATGGAGTTCCTGTACCTCTTCCTTCGGTAACTTCAATCCTTAGTGCCACGCAGACAGAAGAAACGCGTAAAAAATTGGCGCATTGGAATCTGATGAACCCTGGGGTAGCTGATCAGGCTGCCGAAAGAGGAACTTGGATCCACTCGAGTGTTGAAAACTACCTGCTGGGTTTAAAGGTCGTCCCACCTGAAAGATACAGTCCCTATTGGAACGGTATGCCCGAGCTTCTAGATGAGCTCGTGAGCGGTGGGCGTGTTCTGTGGTCTGAAAAACCCTTCAACCAACCGCGTTGGTCATCCTATGTAGGAGACGATGGCGTCGGGCGAATCCACTACTACGACGAAAAGACCGGATATGGTTACGCCGGGTGCTGTGACCTGATCTATATGAATCAAAATGCTGAAATTATTTTGGCTGACTTCAAGACGAGCAACGGTCCTTACTCAGCCAGGTTCCCACGCAAAGACGCAAAAGTCGACGAAAAAACGAGGAAGGCTTTAATCTCTGGTGTGTTTAAAACTAAGAAGACAAAACTTCAACTAGCAGCGTATAAAGCAGCGGCGGAAGCTTGTTTAGGAATTAAGATTGATAAGACGCAAATTATCGTTACTACAGCTATAGAGGAGTTCAACACACAGATCTTTACTTTTGGACCAGAAGAAGTCGAGAAAGACGAAGAAAATTGGTTCCAAGTTGTGAGGCAGTACTACGAGGCCAAGGGTTCAAAGTAGAATCTGCAGACCTCGAAAACGCAGTCTGAGAGGGGCTTCTTCAGCTTCTCTTCAGATTGCTTGATGACATTTCAGGCATACTGGAGGCACCCCGCGACACACCATGAAGTTCATCTGCTCTGTAAATGAGGTAGTCGCAAAGCATCTCCATCCTGAGACAGGCAAGATAGCGTCCGGGGGAAACTTCTCTGCCTTTAACTCGAACTGGATTGCTTCCGAACTTGAGGCTTCGGAAATTGCAGGTCATGTTGGAGATAGTCATGGTCTCTGCGCTTGGCATCTCATAAACGGGCAGAGGAACTCCAAAGGTACCGGAGTAATTAAAGCGGGCTTAATTATTGTTGATATAGATAATCAAGCAGATCATAAAGATAAGGAAGGCAATAAAGTACAGAAGCAAGAATTAACTGTAGAGGAAGCCTTAGAGCTCGATATCTGTAAAAAATATTTAACTGTTGGTTACTACTCTCCTTCAACCACAGAGGCTTGGCCGAGGTTCAGACTCGTCTTTGGTCTCGAGTCTCCGATCGTAGATCCGAAAACCTACAAGTTTCTCACTCAACAGATCTATAGCCAGATCCCTGGATCCGATGTGCGGGCTACGACGATCCCAAACCTTTTTTATGGGGCCAAGGACAAGGAGGCAGTCTTTGCCTGCCTAGGCAAATTCATTCCGATCGACAAAGTTCAAGAGGCTGCAAAGGTCGCTGCGACAATTCCTGACCAGGGCGAAGGTGAAAGTGATGCCGAGGAAACCTTAAATACTCTCTGTGAGGACGCTGACGGTATAGACCTCGCGAGGCTGGTTTCCAATACTGTCCGTTCTGTCCTCGATGGAGAGGAGGTTGAGGACCGCAGCTCGACTATGGCAGCGGTCTTCAAGGAACTGCTCGGGTGGGCTAACTGGCTTAGTGAGCGTGAGATCCCTGTGCGCGTGTCACCCTTGACAATTGCGCAGGAAGCATTCTATAACATCTATGCGTACCCTCACGACCTCGATGGCAAGTTCGGTCGAATCCTCAATTCCATTCGGGATGCCGGTGACCTGCAGCCTGCAATTGCCCTAGCGTCCGACCTCGGAGGTCTTGCCGTTTGGAAAAAGGTAAAGGTCGTCAACCAGAAGGCCTTCCAGAAGTTTGCTTCCGATTCTGAGAAGGAAGCCCTAGCTGTCGCCAAGAAAGCGCAGCTAAATTCGGTTCTAGACATCAGCGCTTTCAGCCTCGACACAGATAAACCTGTTGTCGCTATAGCTGACAAAGCAACATCAACATCAACATCAACAACAAAAGAAGATCAGATGAACACTCCGTCTACGCCCACGCAGCTCGTCAACCTAGTCAGCAACGCGGGCAACCAAAACCGTCAGTTCTCTGAGAACGACGTCGCAGACATCATCGTCACCAATCAAGGAGACGACTTCATCTACGACAGTTATCTCGACCAGTTCTACCACTACGACAGCGATGGAGATCTCTGGTACCACCAGGACGAGCAGCACATAAAAAGGAGAATCGTTAAGGCACTGGATTCTTTTGTTGTAGCTGGTGTGCTACCCAAGTACACCGCGTCGACGATTCAGAGCGTCTACCAAATCCTTAAGGCCAAGCTACTGCGCTCGGCTGATGGTGGTCGGAAAAGCGTGTGGAGTAAATCCAAAGGACTAATTCCTTTCTCCAACGGCGTACTCGACAGCAAAACTCTCGAGTTTCAAGAAGGAACTCACAAGGATCTTTTTCTGCGATTCAAGCTTCAGTACAGCTTCCATAAAAAAGCTGACTGTCCTGAGTTCCTATCATGGATCAAAAACTGCCTTCACCCAGGGCAGGAGCTTCTGATTCGGGCTTTTGCTCGAGCAATCCTCACCGGATACACATCAGGAGAAAGGTTCTTACACCTTGTCGGACCAGGCGGGACGGGTAAATCAACGATGCAGCAGCTCTTGGTTGCGCTCGCTGGGTACCACAGCACTCACACCTCAAGCCTGGAGATGATCGAAAACAATAAATTTGAGACTTACAACCTCATCGGCAAACGGCTGCTCCTCCTAACAGACGAAAGCAACTACCAGAAGAGGATGGACGTCCTCAAAAAGCTGACTTCTGCCTCTGACACACTTCGAGCTGAACGAAAGTACGGCAAAGAGATCATCAGCTTTAAGCCCGAGTGCTTGGTGTGTATCGCTAGTAATGAACACATCACATCAAACGATTCCAGCAGTGGTCTTGAGCGGAGGCGACTTACTGTAGTTATGGATCGTGTCGTACCTCCGAGCAGTCGAAAAGAACTGATCTCCGTCTACGACGACTGCATCGAAGGTGCGTTTGCGGAAGAGATGTCGGGGATCGTCAGCTGGGCGCTCGACATGGGCTATGACCGCATGAAAGACGTTCTTGCTAACCCTACAAAGCACGTACCGTCGCTAAACGCAACGAACATCGAAGCCCTCATGTTTAACAACCAGTTTGTTGCTTGGCTCAACGACTGTTGTCTTTATGCACCGAACAGCACGACACCTATCGGCCACGGTGCACGGAAGCCCTCGATCGAAGAGTCAGAGAAGGGACTGTATATCGCTAACGCCTATGGTGCGCTCTACCCCAGTTACGCCAACTTCTGTAAGTCCTGTGGCTACAAAGCCGCTGCTAAGCACAGGTTTGTCGAGCGGACTAAAGAAGCCGCTACCAACATCCTCAAACTGCAAGGTGTATCCCTTGTCATGAAAGATGGTATTCCGAGCCTAAAAGGCTTACGTCTCAAAGCTTTTGATCTAAAATCCGATCGAGCTTCAACAGGTCCTGAGCGTTTACCCTCCCCTGTGGAGTACGCACAAGATCCAACCACCACAAAGTGGGACACCGCTTTCAGTAAACATGACCCTGCGTCTCAACCCTAATCTGACACTCGCTGTCCTAGGTGCCATTGGCATTGGGACTGCAGTTACTTTCACCGCTCCTCAGCAGTTGGGTACTGCCTTTGCTTTCGGAGGAGGTCTTATCGGCGGGGCGGGTATCGCCAGAGACCGACACCGCAAATCTCAGGTAAACAAAGACAACGCGCAGAGGGTGACTGGCATATTCAGTGCACTGTATGAGAGCAATCGAGGGCTCGTAGACCCACTTCAATTGGCATTAATCGCAGATATCCCTGCGACTCAGGCTCACGGTTTTCTGACTGGGTTGGCTGAAAATATCGGAGGTCAGAAAATCCCTCATAAAAATGGCAACGGAGTCCTTTTCTCGTTTCCCCACACCAGCAACGCGTTAGACGAGCTGACCGCAAACGCTCAGAACTGGGCGCAGGCTCAGGTGCAGCAGATGGCGGCAGAGCTCGAGGGTCAGCGCCGAGCGCTCCAATTGGCGCAACTCCAAAACGCTGCTAAGGCCGCGACCCCGGCACCTCAGCAAGACCCCTGGACCCAAACCGGTCAGATGCCGGGTCAGCTGTGATCCCTGTTTGCGCCCATAAGAGCGTAAGTAAGAAGGTAGAGGTTCAGTAAAAACACAAGGGATGCGAGGAGAGTCAACGAAGGAAGTCCCAACCTTTCAAGCTACTCTCCTCGGACTCCTTGATAGCGTCAATAACTGTAGGCACTTGGTGCGATAGTTCGTAACCAATCGAGCGGGCGATCATGCGGTGCTCGCGTTGGGTCTCCTCTTGACCACGGAGGCCGACATAGTGGATGAAGCTGCGGATGGTCCCGCTCATGTGGAGTCGGGTAGGCGTGTAAAGAGGGAGAAGATTACGCGCACACTCGCGGGCGACCCCCTTGCTGAGCATGTCGCGGTACAAGTCCTTCAGTTGATTATCGATATCCTCGAGGCGACCCCAAAAGTGCTCGCAGATGTACAGCGGGAGAACGTTTTGACTGCTCTGACGATTCTTCTCAGCCTGAGCCCTGATCTCAAACTTCCAGGGAGTTTCAGAGACGTCTAAAGTTTCGATTGGATCGCAATATCTCTGCGAAAGCTCCTGATATACGAAACTTCTATGCCTCAGGATCTGTGGCGAGATAGCCCGTGTAGTCGATATCTCGAAAGAAGCACTCGCCTGCTCGAAGACACTCCAGTGTCCGTGCTTAATGCAGTAACTCAGTAGACGAGCGTACTCAGCGCGGTTGGGGTCTTTAGTAGAAACCCTCGCGTGCCTCGCAATAGTTTGCTCAGTATCAGGGGTAATCCAGTCAAGCTCTGCTGAGTGCAGCTTCACTTAGCTCTTAGGAAACGTTTGCTGATAACGGAGCCTAGCAGTAATTTCACGAGGGTTCGAGACAATACGCGAAACGTCTAGCGGTCCTAAACCGAGACGCATCCCCGCCATCCGCATAGTGTCTGCCTGGGAACTCATCATTTGCGCTCACCTTTGATCGGAAGCTGAAGAGGCATAGAACCAGGAGTCCTGAAATCATTAGGCAGCAGCGCTGCACCAGGATCAGGGGCGTTAAGGAAATTTTGCTGGGGAAGCGAAGTCAGAATTTGCATCTGACCACGCAGGTTCGGATCAAGGCTGTTGTTTGTATCAACCAAGTACTGAGCCTTAGAAAGGTCAGCTGCACGACCAGGCATTACCAGAGAATCCCGGTGGTTGTAACCCGCTAAGCCGGTAATCTCACTCGAAGGCATGATGTTGCCTTCCTGGTAGTTGGTGGGACCCACGGCGGAACGAACGTATTCGCCCCGATCACGCTGGTACTGAGACGTGATGCGGTTGATATTATCGAGAGACTGCGCACGGCGCAGATCGATAGCTTCAGGAGTATTCGTAAAGCGCGCTGGTTCTTCGGTCGCCATCGAACCGAGCGGTTTTACGCGGGAAGCCATGGGACCAAGTCCGCCGGGCCGCTGTAAGAACTGTTGACCTTCCATGATTCGATTCTAACTGCGTTTTGGCTGTTTTTCGCGGTTAGTCTCCTCACTAACTACGCGGAGATTGCTAGGGGAATTATTTTCTGGGTTGAAATCTTTATGATCAACCTCTTTTCCATCTCCTTTGCGAACGCGACCATTTCGTTCCATATAACGGCGAGCCTTGTTACGAGCGGCGCGCCGTTTCTTCTGTTCTTCAGTCTTACCGTGTTCCTTATATTCTTTTTTGTAATCTCTCTGGTAAGCCACGGGAGTTTTTTATGATTCTAAAGCAGTCGCAAATAAGTCAACAACTTTATAACCTCGAGCGGTCACCATATGACGCCCAAACTCTGCCAGATCGTCTTTGTAACGCTGATAGAGCCCTGTGTAGAGGCCGTCATTACAGCCATAGAACTCATAAAGAGCATCTAAAAAATCAGCCTTAGCCTGCTCTGAGTCAACGTTCCAATTATCGAGAATCTCTTGATAGTCGAAGTAGACCGCAGCCATGGGAGGAGAGGACAGAGTTAGTCAGCTTAAAACACTCAGGCAAGTAGCTTAAAGAGCTTTAATAAACCAACCAGATTTGTTGCCCTCGACCATCCAGCGAGGTCCCAGGTTCGCCTTCGAGTAAAGCTTGTACTCTCCGTCTTGGCTCACGTAAGTACCAGCAACAAGGTCTAAGTCACCCCAAGGGTCATGCACCCAAAGCTTAGACCTGTCTGCAGTTACACCAACCACACAGATCCAGTGGCCGCCGCCCGATGGTTTACTAACCGAACCCTTATGAAGGATCCCGATCGGGACGGGGATACCCTTCTCGAGTCGTTCTTCGATTGAACTCCAGTCTCCTGTAGTCAGAAAACTAGATTCGACGCCAAAGTGGGCTAAAGCTTTGACTTGAACGGAGGAATCCGTAGTGTCGCCAATCTTGAAGACTTCTCGAATGTAATCATCGTCATTCTCGATGGCATCGGGGTCGAGCCCAGATAGGAGCATGGCGCAACTGCTGGAGAAGCAGGTGCGGTTAGCGTCCCTATAGTTATCGCGTTGCGAATAATAAGGTACAGAAAGCTTTATCTCATTCTTGGTGCTCGGTTCAGAGCTTTCGATGTTTACATCATTGATGATCTTCCAATGATCGGGGAAAAACCACCACTCTTTATCGGGCTGGAGCTCAAGAATGACTCTTTGGTGCACCTCACCCGCATACATCCGAATCTCAGTCCACTGCCACGCTGCACCCTTAGGTACGAATAATTTTTCCTCGGCAGCCAAGGTGGAAGAGTCGACCGGCTTGCGCTTAAGCCAGGTGTCACGCTTAGCGAGGATCGACTTTCCCAAGAGAGGGTGCTTAATCTTCTCCAAGAATAAGGCTTTTTCGTGCTGGCGGCGGCGGACTAGGCCGGGGACGGGCTGGTCGCTACCAGCCTTCACCCATTTAGCGAATTCAGCCGCGACGATCTTACGGTCTGCGTGACCGTTGAGTAGTCTGAGTAACGTGCTATTAACAAATGCAGTAGGGCCAACATTAAAAACAAAAGACACCAGAGCATCATATTCGTTCTGGTTTAACTTCCCATTCACGAAGCTGTTTACGGCTTGCTGAGCGCTCTCAGTGTCTCGCCACAGGAGTTTTTCAGCCTCTTCCTCAGTAATTCTTAGACCGGGTTTTACATCAGGGCCTGTATGTCCGTAGCCAATCGTGTCGACACCTGCGACACACTTATATGCGGTAAGACGCAGACCCTCAAACTTTTTGATCAGGTCTAACCCACGTTGAGAGAGGGTCATATATAAAGCCCAGCCTCAGATACTTTGACAGAGACTGGGCAGATTTGAGCTAAATTTTTTATAAATTAAGCCACTAACATCGTCACACGATATTCAGAAGCACTGCGATCAGTACGGTGGATATACAAGGTCGCTGTGTCGCCAGAAGTCACCGAAAAAGCCACGCCGCTGCCTTGGCGACGGGTCATCTTCGGTGCTTTTGCGGTCCCGTCCTCGACTCCATCGGAACCAACAACAGTGATACCACTAACTCCAAAGGCTTCTGCATCCAGAAGGAAAGTGGCGGTGCCAGTACTGCCGTAAGTAACGTCGTAAACGTCGGAGAGAGGGTACTTACCGTCACCGGCAAAAGAACGATACGAGTTGACAGTCACGTTCAACCCATCTTGGGTGCGGATTTGACCGAACCGAGTGATACCGGCAGGTGCCGCGCCTAATTCGCGGTTAAAAGTAGTTTCTGCCATCGATTAGAAGAACATCCCTTGTATTTATTTTAGACTAATAATCAATCGCCTTCAGTTAACCCCATGGCAGGAAAACGAAATCTCGATACCTCTCGCCAGTGGGGTCGTGAGTTTATCAAAACAACCGAACTCCAGAAATTTGACTCAGCTCCAGAAAACGCGATTTTCGCTGTAATCGATCCTAACTACATCGCAGCGGATGCTCAGCCGCGGCAGATGACGCTGAGCGGAGTCATGAGTTCAGCTGTATCGCTGAATCTCGTCGGTGCTCCAGGAGGCGGTGGATCGGCTTCGATCGCAGCCGGCTCAGGGATCTATATTACTCAGAGCGGCACATATCAGGTAATTAACGCCGATGCAGTAAGCGGACTGGAATACGCAGGTACGATCAATTTCGCAAATACCTCTGGTGCTCTCTATACATTTAAAGGCGATGGCACAAATGATGGCGCAATCGTCCTTAATTGCTCGCAGAATACTCACGGCGTCACTCTTTCGTCTCCGCCTCATGCGGCTGGTGCGACCTACACACTGACCCTCCCATACGCGGCAGGCACTGAAGGCCAGGTTTTGGCCACGAGTGGCACCGGTCAGCTGTATTTCACAGACCAGACTGGCGGAGGTGGCGGCGGGGGTAGCGGCGAATTCGTTGAGTTCAAGGCTCCCGTTTTCACCACGCTCAACGATCCGGCTGCAGTTAATCAGGGCGAGACCTGGGTGACCACGGGCACCGCGCTCGACGAGTCCTATCCTGGAATTGCTTTCTACGCTTACGATTACACCGGAACGGGCACCTACACGGACGTTAGCAGCACCGGAAACATCGGTGGTCAGGAGGATGTTCCAGGAACTTATACGATTAAGCTCCGCGCAGGTTGGCCTTTCGGTCAATCGGAAGAGCAGACGCTCACAATTCAGGTAAATCCGTTCGTCCTTTCTCGCGACACGATGTTCGGGGATGTCTCGAACTACCAATCTTACGTCGGTAACACGGTAGACGCATACCGAGCAGTTGGATTTACAGGAGCTGTTGTTAACAGCGGAGGAACGTATTACTTAGATCGGAGTGGCACCTACGATTCACAAGCTCTGGAGTGTTACTTCTTCTACGATGCCTTCGATAACATCCTCTGGGCCTTCCGGATTAGCAGCGGAGGGACGATTGAGGGTACTTATTGGTGGTCAAGCATCTCAGACATCACGGATGGCGTCGTCCTTTCCACAGGGGGGACGAGTCTCGGAAACAGCGGAACGCAAGCTGCTGCGATTGCCTCCCGAGTGCAAG